CTCAATGTTCCCTACGCCTGAACGATTCCAATGGGACCCGTAAATATTTTATAAATAATTTACTAAAATCGTGTAAATGCATCTATTTACATTCCTTTGACACTTTATTTACTTTTACATTTATGCCACGAGGGGGCCTGCAAAGGGCTTGGAGGTGGGAGAGGGCGTCCTGTAGTTCTGGGAAGTGGAGGGACATGGCTTGGTGGGCGCGGGAGAGCTTCTGTTCTATGGCTTGGCGGGAGGTGGCATGGTGGGAGGCTTGTTCTTGGTAGGTCTGGGTGAGGGCGGAGAGGTCGCCTGATTGGATGTGGAGGTAGAGCCAGAGGGCGTCGGGGTTGTCTTGTCCTAGGGAGGCGAGGCGTTGGAGCCAGAGGAAGGGGGAGGATTCGTTGATGGGTGGGCCGTCACGCCATTCAATGAGGCGGGCGCATATCTCGGCTACTAGGGCGGTTTCTGTGGGCGTGGTGGGGCGAACCGGGTTAGGGAGGTTGTCTATGTTCCCATTTGGGTGGTGGCCGTCCTTGACCATTAGCGTGCAACCATTGGGGGTGCGGCTTTAGGGGTGCGGCGCGATACAGGCTCAAAGCAAACGCTGTATCCTTGGTATCCAATTAGAATGATTAACCACACAGGGCTAGTTGCAAGGATTACAACGATACAAATAAGCCCAATGATGGGCTTTAGCCAAATAGGGGCATTTTGAATGCTGGTGATAACTTTATTCATTAGCGTAAGCCTGCAAGGGGGGCGCGGACTAGGCGGTGGATAGTGTCGGGGGCTTCGTGGGGGGCGATCTGTTGGGCGGTGCGGACCATGCGGATGCGGGCGTTGAAGTCTGAATCCACTTGGCGCTTGGCGGCGCGTAGTTGGGCCAAGGCGGAGTTGGTCTGGTTGCCCCAGTTCTGTGTCCAACTGTTAGGGTTTGGCATAGTGGGCGATGTCAGAGGCTAGGATTTCAGGGGGGCGCATTTCCCCGTTTTTACGTAGTGTGGAGAACTCGGCTGCCATGTCATCACAAATTGAGATGCCTTTACGCTTCATGGCGTAGTGGATTAGGGTCTCGGGGTGGAGGGGTGCGCCCTCTGCGATCATGGCGGGGATGTGGTCGTAGGTGGTGAAGTAGGCTTCTGCGGCCTTGGCACCAAGGAGGGCAAAGCGGTCATTGCACCCACCAAACCGGCCCCACCAAGGAGTAAATGCCACCTCCCTAATGCCATTGCCAATTGTAATCATTCTATTGTCGCCTTCGTAGCCAGCCATATGCATTTTCTTAGGTATTCCGTGTGGGACATTGAACGAGTGAAACCATAGGTCAGGGCGAATCCGAATAATCAGGTCTGCCGGGTCGTTCGATTCCTGATACAGCCTCCACCCTTCCCGAAGCATCCAAAGCTGACCAAGGACGGCTTGAGGGGATACGCTGATAGCGTAGGGCTCATGCATGTAGTGCGAGCGGGGGCCGTTCCATGTGAGGGGGCAGCCTTCCGGGATGACCATTTCGGGCTGCTGAAGGGCTTCAAACGAAACCTTGGTTTCGGGGGGGACAAATGCCGCAAGGCGTTCCACCTTCAACGCGTCCTCATCTGCATGGGTGGCAACGTAGAACTTGGCCCCCGGGAAATGCCGCAGCACATGCCAAATCTGATTAGGGAGGCACTTGTCGAAGGAGCGGAGCGCCCCTGTGTATAGAATGGCAACTTTCATTTGATTCGTGCGTCGATGTCTTTTGCCCCCATGAAGCGGGCGGCGTTAAGCAACTCTTGGGCAGATACGAGCGATTGCGCCTCCCCAATCCTTACAATTACTGAATCGGTAAATGTGCCCACAAGCGAAACCCTAGGTTGATTCCCGTGCTGAACGAAAATCACTTCTTTGGGCTTTAGCGACCCATCTTCGTATGAAGTAAAAGCCATTATGTCTTAGCCTTCTCCAGTTCCGCAATCTTGGCTTGGGCCTGCTTCAACTGTTCTTGCAGGGTGGCGATTTCAATACCTGCGCGGGCATCTAAGTCCTGAAGCTGGGAGGTGGTATTGTCCCGCTGGGCGCGGTAGGTGTTAGCGCGTTGCGTTTCGTAGGCGAGCTTTTGCTGTAGCTCGGCAATGGTGGGTTCACTGACTTCGGGTTTCTTTTTCATGTGAGTGTGCGCTGCATGTTTTCGGCCTTGCGCTGCCCATCTCCATCAATGGCAAACCGCTCATTGGTTGCGTCAGGGTATGCGGTCAGGTGTTGGCCTTGTGCGATGGCGTCTAGGGGCGTTCCGCTGATGGTGGCCGTCCCGGATAACTGATGGGTGGAGTGGAGGCCGTTCTTATAGAGGCGTTCAATCATGCGAAGCGTCATGTTCGCTTCCTCGGGGGTTTCTCCGGGGAGTCCGACCGTCCATGTCGTGTGAACCTTAAGCCCAATTCCATTCAGGTGGGGCAGGATTCGCGTTTCGATGTCCACAAGGTCTAGGCGTTTGCCTACGATTTTGTTCACAACCCGGTCAGACCCCGACTCCATCCCGATTTTGACCCCCGTGCATCCCGCGTCCTTCATGGCTGTCCATGTCTCTAGCTTGATCGTATCGGCTCGGCACATGGCATTCCAAGGGAGTCCGATTCGCTTCATGGCCGCAGCAATTCCGAGGGTGTGCTTGTCGCCCAAGTTCTCCGTATCTCCATCTAGGCGGATTGACTGGATTCCGGGGTTTATGGCCAGCCGGTGACGTATGAAGGATTCAACGTATTCAGGCGTATAGTAGCGGACGGTGCGCTTGCCCTGCCCGTCTGGGTCGTTGTTGGTCATCACGGCCGGGAAGGCACAGAAGCAACACTTCCAGAAGCAGCCCCGATTAGTCCAAAGCGTTAGCTCGGGGGATTTAGCCCCAGCAGGGCAGGAATCATGATAGGCGAGCGCGTATTTCTCATCAAACATCAGGAACGGGGCGTTATTCATCTCCTCTTGCGTCAAAAACTCATGCTCAAAGGCATTATGTTTTGGAATCGCATGATCCATAACCACCCCACCTCCAGTTGGGTTGTTCCACTCGTAAAACTTTATCGCCCGCACTACTCCCTTTTCATATTCTCCCATTACGGCTGCATAGCCTAGTGCCGTAATTTCTTCGTGGCGGGTGGTCGTTATCGTTCCGGTAATGATGATCTGTGTCTTGGGAGACATCCTTTGCACCATCTTCAAAAGCTGTTTGTCGTGTTCCCATGAAGGGGTGGCCGTCTCGCAAACGATGTAATCGGGCTCCTCTTTGGCGATATAGCCCAGATAGGTCTGGTAGGACTCCCGCCTAGAAATGGAGTCGCGGAGAGTCACAGTAGCCTCAGGAAAGGCCCTAGCGCACCACGCAGCGGCAGATTGGAGAAAGATTGGCTGCGGGCAGTATTCACCGTAAGCGGGCGCGTCTGGCCGGCTGTTAGTCCGCATCGTGAACGGCCAGCGCGAGCCCGCCCGAATGCCAGCACGCAAATGCTCGCCCTCTTTTTGCCACCACGGCCCGTTTGAAAAAAGCACTTTCACTTGATTCTCTCCAAAACAGTCAACCCATTGCAGTTAGGGAAGGACTCTTTGATGGCCCACGGGGAGGAGGCCAGAAATTCCAGCATGGCCCGGCATACTCCGTCTCCATAGCGTTCATCCCGTTCTGGCAAGGTGTCGTGCATGATGATAAATCGGGAGACTGATTCAGCTTGGCGAAGGTCGGCCTTAACCGACTCATACTTGTGGCATCCGTCGATAAAAAGGAGGTGCGTCAGCCCGATCTTGAATCCTTCCGCATGGGTGTCTTGCTGGTGGAATTGCCATGTCACCTTGGGGATTTCCGGTGGGAAGAACTGTTGATTTGCAATGTCGTAGCTGTGCATCGTCCCCCCGTTGGTTGAGAGTCCAAGAAGGAGGGCGGTGGTGCTGTTTCCGGTTCGCGTCCCTATCTCGGTAACATGACGGCACATTGAAGCGTATCTAGCCAGAGTTGGAAGGTGTTCCCAAATGTCGTCGTGGACCTCGGGCCGCTTACACCGTTCGTTAAACAATTCTTGGATGTTCATTTTGTGCTCAACCTAATTCGTTTTATTCAATGGGGCAAACCCCTACCAATGGGCAAGCCTAAACCCCCTCCCCCTCAGAGATGGAGCGCAAAAGTTTGAGGGCACCCCGCGCGCCTTTAGTGGTTTCTTCGTCTCCAAGTCCGCATCTTGCAGCGAAATCACATGTCTCGTGTCCGCTTTCCAGCAATGCCTCAAATGCCGCCACCGCCCCCGACTGCCTGACCATCTTGGCGGCGGCGGAGAGGATGACTTGTTCAGCCATCGACATGTTAAGCCTCATCCTAACTTCTCCACCGGGAAGCAGGGCGTTTCCAAGGATTAGTTCCGCCGCTTGCTTGGCTATCTCCTGCGGGGTCATGGTCAATCCTCCGGGAAGAAGTCGGAAGCGTCGGGGTTCTTGGGCCAGTTGGTGATCGTGCCGTCTCCGGCTATGCTGAGTTCCACCGTGTCTCCAAAGCTGCCGGGGACGATGCGATGGGGGACGTAGTCCTCCTCAATAGCCGCAACGACCTTGCCCTCCGCGTTCAACAACGTGTAGGTGCCGCCATCCTTGACGGTCAGGTGAATGTCGGCGGTTCGCCCTACCGGCCAGTCACGAATCTTGCCCGTGTCTATGTCCACGGCTGCCGCCCAAGTCTCTCCGATGCGGAAGGGGAAGTCGTTGGGGATTTCTTCTTCCTCGTAACGAATCGGCAGCACCATGTAGATAGCCACCACTTCTTCCTGTCGCGTAGTTGGTATTTCGATTTTCATAAGATTAGTGTTTCCGCCCCTCCTTAGCGTCCTCGGCGGGGAAACTATCGATTATATCTTGGGCTGTTTTGTAGTAGCCGTCATACTTGGGGTTGCTGGTGTCCTTGCGGCCCAGTCCAAGCAGGGCAGCTATCGCCTCCCTCGCGCGCTCGCTCCATGACTGGAGGGCGGTGAGCTGGGAGCGGTCGTTGCGGTGCATGGCCTCCCCGTAGGCACAGACGGCCTCCATTTCGGCCAGTTTTGCCCGCAACCCCTCCGTGGCCTTGTCGGCTTCGATTGAGTCGATGATGAACTGACGGGCGGCCGCTAGACCAGTGGCGAACTCCACCGCAGAGGGCGAATTGTTCTTCCAGTCCATTGCGTAGTCGATTCCGGCGAGGGCTTCCTTGGCTCGGGCCTCCCTCGCTTCCTGTGACGGGGTGGGTGGTTGGGTGGGGTTAGTCATGGTGATATTGGTTTCGTGAAGTGGCGTGGTAAGTGAGGTCATGGTGATTTGTGGTTGAGGGCGGCGTCGTAAGCCTTGGTGAGTTCCGAGCGAAGGGACTTACCAGGTTCAAGCAGATCGGTGCGCCACTCGTTGTTCTCTTGGTCTGCCCAGTCGAGCATTGCGCTATCCTTCCGCGCCTCCACCAGCTCGGCATGGAACTTACGGCACTCGTCTTGCTCGACACGCAAATCATACTGCGTCTTTTCTAGTTCAGTTGTGGTCTGTGCCAGCTCGGCATTGGCGGCGGTGAGGTCAGCCAAAAACTTCTCGGCGGCTTCTCCGTTGCGTCTGCTATTAGCCGATGCAATGGACAGGTTGGACACCGCTTCATCCCGCTCGCGGCGGAGGGTGGCGAGTTGGGCGACAACTTCACCGTGGCGGGTTTCCATCGTCTGACGCAGGGTGCGCTCGGCCTTCAGTTGCTTCACGGCATCGCCCCAAAGCCATTGGGTGTTTTCTTGGTCCTTGGTCAGCCTGCCCACCTCGGACTGGGCTGCGGCCAACTCGGTGCGTAAAACGTAAACCTCATCAAGACGCTCCTCGTAAGACTTGCGCCACGAATCAACCATTTCGCCCCGATACTTGCTTTCCGCAAGGGCCTCATCCCGCTCCTCCCTCATCGCGGCCAGTTGGGCGGATGCTGAGTCAGCGGGGGCGTGGCGGAGCCGGTCAATCACACCAAGAACGTCCGCCCTAAAATGCTCGTATCCGTTTTTCCAGTTGCCGTCAAAGTTCTCATCGCAATGAAGCGCACCAACCTCATCCAAAATATCAGACCATTGCAGCGCATGAACTGCCTTTTTATCATGCCATGCGCCACATGCACAAGGCCCGTTATCCGTGTCGCATTTAACCCCGCCGTTACTTCCGAAATCCCGCTCCCCCTCCGTCGCCTGCTCGGTGGGTGAGGTGGCGGGCTGGTCCTGCGCCTTCTCTTGATCGTATATCCAGTTGAGAATCGCGGTTTCCATTGCGTCGAGACCGTTGCGGTAACACTCATCCGCCACCTTGAGCGCATCGCCTTCAAGGTCGTCATAGCCGGCTGGCGGCGAGCCGGCTGCGCTTTCGTTGGCCGCGTCCTTGATGGAACGAAGGTCTCGTTTTAGGTCGCTGATGCGGTGGATTTGGGTGGTCATTTGGAGGCCCCTCCCAGTCCCATTGCCGACAAGCAGACCTTAGCAACGTCACGGTATTTGTTTTGAACGTGGTCGCCTTGATGCTTCCACGCTAGGGTCGGAAACTCCTCGTAATTCCAGACAGAATTATAGTGGGCAACCGCCAAGTCGGCATTATAGCCAACGATTTTCTTAATCGTGAGACCGTAGCGTGTGGTAATCATTTTGTGACTGGATTTCGTTGTTCGTTTGAGCTGCCGTAGTGGCAGCCCGATTCCATAAGATACCAGATAGCTTGCTTCCCGTCTTTAGGAATTGGGAGGCTCGTTTGTAATGGGGCGGAGGGGCGATTTCATTAGTGAACTAGTTCTAGCTGGCGGGGTTCGGGAAGGACGAATCGGTTCCGGGCCAACCAAGTCAGGGCCGTGCTTCTCTTTGCCCCATTACAGGCCCATACGTTCGTTTTACAGCCCTTCCGGGTGGGGGAGGTGGCCGTGCGCCGTCCAACACATGTAATGAGCCCCATTGAAGCCAAAGAGCCCACTGTGAGGCCGCTGATGTGAATGTCATCCCCGACTAGTTCGCCCACCAAGACTTCATCTGCCGTGAACTCACCGCCTTCTAGCGCCCGATAGATGACCGCTGCTTGGCAACGACGCAGGGGCTCAGGGTGATAGGCCACCTTAAGCAGAACCGCCCGCATGAAGCCTAGATCGGTGCTCATAAATCGGGCCTCCCCTCAAAGAACCCCTCATGCGGGATTAGACCTTCTTGCTCTTGGGAGATTCGGTCACAGGCGGGGACGATCTTGCGGAACTCCACCGCGTTCCACCCGTGCATCCCTTCTTCGTCTCTGAATTGCTCAAAGCAGAGATAGAGGGTGTCGCTATAGCGCGTGGCCGTGACGAGATACGTGACGCCTTTCTTCGGGCAAGGAAAGTTGGGAATAAATGGTTCGTCCCATCCATCAGAAACGCAAACCGCCCGATCCCCCGCCTTCCAATTACTCATGGCGAAGCCCTCCCGCAAAATCCTTCATTGCTTGGGCGGTGGCCGGGAATCCCATCTTGGCCGTTTCCTCCGCAACCCTCTCCATGTTCTCCTTTATGGCCGCGAGGTGGGACGAAAAGAGGGGGGCGCGTTGATCGACTACGGCAAGCCCCCTTTCGAGGGCGCACTTATCGGTGAATGTCGGGTTGTTCATTTTCGTTGTTCGTTAGGTTTATGGGTTAACAATGACTGTGGGGGTGCGCTTTGAGGAGAGCGCGTAGCTCTTTTCGTTTCAGGTCTAGGGCATCTCGCTTGGTCTTGAGCTTCTGGGTAGTTCCCCAGACCCAAGACACGCGAATAGCATGGTCTAGTTTTGAAATCTCGCGGTCAGCCTTCCGCATCTTCTTGTGAATGGTCGAGCGAGCACGACTCGAACGTGCGCCTCCGGTCTTGCTCCGGTGTTCTTGTCCACCTAAACTATCACTCGTTAAATTCATTTTAGTAATCCTAGCTTTCTGGCCCAATCTCCATGCCGATGAATCCATCGATGGGAAAGAGGAGAAACGGCCAGCCAAGTATTTGAGTCCAAGTAATTCTTTCCCGTTCTGTGCTCCCGGTGATGAATCTCAGACGCGGGCGGCGGCGGGATGTTGTCTAGCCATCCATCTTTTCCGGGAGTGAGTCCAACCGGAGCACCCCAAAGGATAGTCATATAAGCCTGACAGGTGGGATGCGCCTCCAAGAACGCCTTGCGCTTCACCGAATAGATACGGGCCTCCCGCTGCCGCTTAGAACTCATCTTGGGGATGCGCTTGCGCGGGGCCTTCCCCTTGGGCTTACGATTTAACCACTCGGCTAGGGTTTGCATGGGGAGAATCGGCCTTTGAGCACCTTCCATCCCAAGCGTTTCATTGCGCGCCGAGAGGCAATAACGCGCTTCCAATATTTTGTGCGAAAATCGCCGTTCTGATAATCAAACGCGGAGCACCAAGCATCCCAAGTGTCTTGATATATTCCCCGCATTTTCCCAGACGGTCCGTATAGTGCGTATATGTTCATTTGAAAAGCTCCGGCCTGTCCTTCTTGGTGATGACGTAACGCATTGTGCGGGGAGGGAATAGGCAGGACGATCTTTCTTTTGAACCACATCGCCTTACCTGCTTAGGCTTGGGGAGGCGGCGACGGTCCACTTTGGGGCAGATGGGGAGGCGGGCGATTCCGGCTTCCTCGGGGAGTCTCACCATAAGTTTAATCTCTTCGTTTGTGTGGCCTAGAATGCCGTTTTCAGAACACATAGGCCCCTTCAGGATTCCCGCCTTAATGGCAGCCTGAACGGTTTCTTTGGGTTGGATTAAGCCGGTGCTCATGTTTCGAGGCCGCAGCGGCGGCGGAGGTTGGTTAGAGTTCCGCTTTTCTGGATTCCATAATCGGACAACGCTTGGTCCAGCATTGGGGCAATGAGCTTCAAATCCTCCCGGTTCTGCCTGTCGCGGTAGGCGAGGGCGGCGTGCCAGACAGCCGGAACTGTGAAAGGAGCTGGGGCGTATAATGCGTTCTTGTATTGCTCTACAATCTTAGGCCACTCCGTGTTAAACCATGCAATGGCCGCCTCCCCATCCTTCTCCCTCTGCGTCAGCTCCTTCACGGGAGGGGCGGGGAGAACGGCGGGCTTCCAGTGGGTAAACCCACTACCCGGAATGGTTCCATGATTAAACAAGTATGCTCCTTCGGATTCCCCGGAAAATGCCCATAACGGAAAATCCTTCTCAGTCGGCCTCCGCTCGCTCATCTTAATCCAGCCGTCGTTTTGTGTGCTCATAAATTATTATTGGGTAAACTCCACTTCTACGCCGTGGGCACGAAGAAGGGCGATAACGGCAGCCCGCGCAAACGGCCCCTCTGCTTCAACGTCTTCTTCATCGCCGCCCGTCCAAAGCGTCATCAGGTTCGCGGCACTCTCGTAGGTCCACCAACGATCTGACTTCTCCAACCAAGGAAGCACGGCATCGGCGGATTGGGTGAATGGAGGGATTGCCACGTTTTCGTCATACCCAAATTCCATGTTCGGGCAGCTTGCTAGCATTGTGTGACTGCTACACGCTTTCCACCCAGCCACCTTCTCAGCCAAGGCGGCGTTCAGTTCGTCGTTAGATGGGTTTGTTAGTTTCATTGGATAGAAATTGTGTATCGCACCCCCTTCCGCTTCCCTAGACACTTCCAAATAACCCCGAGGGCGAACAAGAGGGAGATGGGCTGGGAGTTTCGCTTGGTGCGGCGGTAGAGGGCGGGGTGTTCGTCCAGAAGGAGGGCTTCGTCGCGGGGGGAGGCGGGCGAAACCATGAAGTCGTAACCGCCCGCAATCCCTCCGGTGAAACGGACCACACCAACCCAACCGACAGAATCAAGCAACTCCTCAAGCAAAAGCGCGTCGTCTGACGGGTCATGATCTTCCGGGGTTGGGTCCGGCTGAAGCGGGATGCGCCTTTCGTCCTCCGGCTCCTCAAGCACAAGCAGCCATTGCTGGTCTAGCTGACGGCCTAAGATTTCTGTCAGTAGGGAGAGCGCCCGAAGATTTGAGCCCCCCTGCCCTACCAGAGTCCCCATGCAGGCAGCGGGAGCCCCAACGTGAAAGTCGGTCCTCCCCGCCAAGAACGTGGCCCGAAAATCAAAACGCTCCCACTCCCCCAGCATGGCTGAGATTACGCGCTCTAGGTGGGCTCCTTGGATTTCGATCTTGTTAGACATTAGCGGGGGTGGCCTTGAGTTCAACGAAGCTTACAGACTCAGAGTAATAGCCATTGGATTCGCCCACCCATTCGATGAAAAAGCCGGAATAGCTACCGCCGTTAATAATGAACGTGGTGCGGGTGGCCGACTCACTTGCAGGAATATTCTGTTCGATCTTTTCCTCGGCCTCGTGAACCTCCAAAGGATTGTCGGCGTTTCCATAAAACGAGGAGTGCCGAGTGATTTGCACCGACTCGCAGCAATCCTGTTGGTGATACATCTTGAACACGCGCCCAGATGCCGTCTTTAAAATCACTTCCTCGCTTCCATCCTTTAGTCCATCAACGGAAATCAGGCGTTCGCCCTTAAGCGCCACCGCAAAGTTACTGTCAGCTTGGTTGTTCATAGATTCGTCTTTCGTTAATCTCCCCTCAGCGAGCCCCCAATAACTTAACCTAGGGAGGAGAAGGGGGAGGGCGGGTTAGGATTGGGCGGGGGATGGTATTGGTTCGCGGTTTTTTGATTTCTTGGGAGCGGGCGCACCGTCCGCGCATTCCGGGCAATAATGAACTTCAGTTCTATATCGGCCGCGTGATAAGGTTACCCACCCGCGAGTCTTCGCCTCTCTCTTTGCGGCCTTCACGCAACACTTCGCATGAGTAGAACGATTATCGCGCACCGTAACGCACGCTAGACAATTTAACCCATCGCAGGAAACCGCCGCTGTTACAGAAAGGCTCATTCGTAATTCTGCCACTCTGTAGGCTGTTGGTCGTTCTCATCCCACGTTGCATTTAGGATGCCCATCATTCCGGGAATGCGGGTTACCCATCTATCGTTAAGATAATCCCAATGCCAAAGGGCATTAACCTGTCCGTGCTTTGGGCTGCGGAGGCGAACAAGCGTTCCGTCTCGCGGGGCTGTTTCGATTGGATTCCAGTCATTCATATTCGTGTCTTTCGTTATTCGTTATCGGAGCGTGATTGCATCCGACTCCCCCGACTAAAACCCCACTCCACCCCTACAGGCAAGCTCTTAGTGTTTAGAAGGGGCGGTTGTGTTTGTAATGGCAGTTGGTTCTGGGTAACAGTGACGACAACTCTAGGCTTCCCGTGGCGTTTCAGAATTTCATGCGTTCTGGCCATATTCCGCGTGAAACCCAATCGTCTGCCTCTTGTGTCGTTGCGAGCATGTTATCTTCCTTCATTTGATCGAAGCACTTTTTGCAGGCGCAACCGTAGAAAGCACATCGATGAACGCCGTCAAAGTCGCAATCGTCCCCAAGCGTGATTGTTGGAAAGCCAAATCCATCTTCGCCTTCGTCATCTTTTAGCTCGTGCCCGCAGGATGCGTGAACACTCATTTTGCTTAGTGGTTGCGTGGTTTCGTTAGTGGTCTGCCGCCTAGTTTTCCATTTGCGCGGGATGCCCTAGCCTTGGCCGGAGATTTAATCCGACCAAGGGCGACAGCGGCTTTGTTTTTCTTGCTCACTTGGAGCGTTCCTCCGGGGACTTGAGACCCCCAAGAAATTCAATGACGGGCGTTTCCTTGCGGAGCGCGGCGTATTCGAGTTCCAGCTTAACGGTGTTGATGATCTTCCCGGCAGCGTTCACCAATTCCTTGGCAACAGGGGCCTCAACCTTATCTTCGCGGAGTTCGGTGAAGACCTGACATAGTTCGTTACGGAGTTCTAGGACGTTTTTCATGTTTTGTTTCGCACGAGGCGTTTTAGTTGGATTTGTATTTTCTTAACCTCGACTAGTTCTTGCGGCCAGTCGCGTGCCGAAATTGGAGAATATTTGGAAAGTTGTTCGCGGGCGTAATCGTCAGCAATGGCTGCAGAACGCTTGCGAGACCACTCCCGCTGACGAAGGCGCGTCCTTTCACGATATGAGGCAGCCTGTCCCGACACGCGCCGGGCCGCGCAGTATTCCCGCCCCTTTGCCCGCCGCCGCTCAAGGTCCGCCAGATAACGTTTGCGTCGATTCATCTTTGCGCGTTCAGGATTAGCCTTCCGCCATGCAGCGGATTGAGCCGCGACCTTGGCTTTATTCTTGAGATAATACCTCCGGGCAGATTCCTTGTGCTTCAATCTGATCTTTTCATCAGCCGCATATTTCATTCGGGCATTAACCCGCTTCCTCTCAGAAACGGCTGGTCTCTGATTATACGCTTTCCTGTATTCCGGTTCCCATGATGGATATTTAGCTGGCACGCTTTATCTAAAAACCTAACGCTTGGTTTCCGTCAATGCTAACTTCGTTATTCTGGGCCTCCATCTTTGTAATCGGTCCGCCCCCTTCCGTAACGTAGTGAAGGAATCAGGGGGACTCGTTTGGGGGGCCAATAAAAATCCCCCGACTTCTCTTTTGAGACAATCGGGGGCGTTATAACTTGAGTTTACTTCCCGGAGGGGCGCTTATCGAGGTCCTTCTCTGCAAGGATTGCCGCGAGGTCATCGACATGCAGGCAATCGCACATGCACGCGCCGGTTTGCTGACTTGGCGCTGCAATCATTCCGTTACAATAATCGTTTCCCGGGGTGGCATCATAAAGGATGCCATAGGACACGATTTTAGCGGGACCGCTGCTAGTCAGTTGGATGATCTTGTCGCCGTTTTTAGCTTCTCTGCCGTTTCTGTAGTGCATTTTATTTTTGGTTGGATTGTTCGTTTAACAAGGGAGGGTTGTATTCGGGTGCGGTAAGTAGCGTGAGCCGTTTAACGCCGGAATGAAGGCGTTTCTTTCTGGCAATGACAAGCTGACTTTCCGACTCGTGCAAGATTTCGTCAGCCTCCATTTGCGTTATGGCATAGCCGAGTGAGTAAAGGCGGTGAATCTCAAGGCCGGTGAAATAACGCTTCAGTTGGTCAATGGTGCGGAACGCGCACCCGACGAAATGCTCAGGACGCGCCTTGCTTGCGAAGTCCCAACCAAACTCCTCCATAACGGAAGGCCGGCCCGTTTCCGCTCGGCTCTCATCAACCCACCTGTGCGAGAATCCGAGGCGATAGGGCCCGCGTCCTTCCTTGTCCTGAATCCGGTAAACTGTGGTTGTCACGCGAACCCTTGGTTTGATTCAACGCAGACCCACCGGCCCGGGCCTTGGCGCTGAAAAGTCTCTCCGTGCATCGGTCCCATCTTCATGATCTGCCAATCGTGGTCAGGGTATTTTAGTGCCGCGTCCTCCGCATCCCGAACCGTCCAGATTTCCCCATCATGCGTTTCCTGATAAACGCACTCGTCATCCTTCGTAACATGAGCGGAGCCGAAACCCACCGCAATGGGCATATCCATGTGAGCTATCTGGCAGGCCGTAGAACAGCAGGCGCATCCAATGTGGATGTCCTTGGCTTCTACTGCCGGTAATACTTTCCATGCTTCTTTATTCATGTTTAATCCTATTTAATACTTCGTGTTTGCAAGAGCCCAGCACGCTTTCCTCCCCTCAGAGCAGGGAGATTAGCGTCAGACATTCCAGAAGCCTTCGTGTTTGCTGAGGCCCATCCGTGAAACTCATCACGGCTAGCTAGGAGTCTTTGAGAACGGCGGCGAAATACCGTCCATAGTGGGCTCCCCCTGATTTCCGCTTGCCCCGGGTTACCCCGAGACTTCCCGATGCTGAAAGCGTGCTCCAAAGGACATCGGCTAAACTAACTGGAATGAACGTCCATCAACGAACTCGGCCCGATGGCTTGGCCGGCTCCTGATGTAACGCGAGGACAGGAAAGCGAAAACCCCCGAACTAGAGTCAGTAGTTCGAGGGCTTTCATGAAGGGATTACTCCCGCACACTAAAGTCTTTCGTCACGCCTGACTCGCGTTCGATGGGGCATAGTCAGTAGTCCTTTCCCTGATGCGTCAAGCAGGTTTTTCACCCGTCAAGCCCGTTTCGCCTCTTTCTTAGCGATGGCCTTCTGTTCGTCTAGGCGCTCTTTTTGAAGGGAGGCCTGATAGTCGGGGTCGTCCTCGTAATAGACCGCTTCTGGGGGCTTAGGAACGCCGTTGCTGTGGCAGGGAGGGGAGTGGCCGGCGGGGAGGTTGCACCAGTCCCAAGGGGCGCTTATCAGGGGCGCAACCGGGGCTCCCCTCCAGCTTCGGGCGCACACCCTCACGAAAGGTAATCCCCGCCCCCGTAACCCGCAGCAAGGTTCCCTCCAAAAATAGGGGCTGCGGATTCCGTCTCTTTGCGGTGGTTGCTGGGGAAGGTGGTCATTGGGGTGGGGGCTTGGGTCCGTGGCGATGCGTCAGGATTTCAAACCAACACATGATGGCGAAAAAAAGTATCATTCGCTCGGCCATGCTGGCGTCTGCCATCCATCCGACAAATACGGCGAGAATCATAGCCCAAAGCGGCTTACCCCAAGACTCCCACCGCTTATGTGATTTAGATTCGTTGTTCATTGGGCTGCGAGGTGGTTTCTCATTTCTTCAATGTAGCACTCTAGGGCGAACTGGCGAGCCGCTTTCAGGTGATAACAACGATAGGGGAGGCCCGTCGCTAGTTCGCGCTCCCTCCGCTTACAGACATAGGAAGCGCACCCGCATTGCCCTTCGACTATATCAACTAGGTGGGTCTGGTCGGGGTGGGTGCGGCTCGCCACGCGATACCGCCCAACCTCCCCCATTACTGGCGTTACAAGGCTCATGCTTTAGAGCAGCGCCCAAAGTAAATGAAGGCTACAACCCTTCCTTGTTGTCTCGCTTCTTCCTCGGTTTGTTGCATGTGGTAGTTTGGCTCGGCGGGATGGCCGTAACGCTTTCTAATCCATTCATCCCAACGGGGAGATTTCGTTATGGAGTCGCTATGCTTCTGCCCACGGGAGCGCTTTGAGGGAAGGGTCATGCGTGGCGAAGGCGCTCTTTAATCCAAAAAGCCAAGCGGACCAACCACGCCGGTGCGTTCAGCACGAACCACAGCGGGAGCGTAACACCGCGCTCGGCTTCATCCAAGGACTTCGCTAATTCTGCCGCGCCGTTTATAAGGAAGTCCTCCCACTCCTTTTCTTCATCGTCCAGATAGGTTATCTGGCACTGGGTGGCAACTGTCACAGAACACGGTTCGCCCCCCTGATACGAAATAAAAATTAGGTTGTTTGAGCTTGTGGTCATGCTTGGCGGGCCATCGGTGGCGTATTCGCTATAATCCATTTTTGGCTAGGGAGGTCAATGGCAGCCCAAGAAATGTTCTCTGTGACAAAGCGGGACTCGGGGTGGGCGAACCGCCACCCTTCCGGCTCACTCAACAGGACGGCCTGTTTCTCGTCTTTCTCTGCCTTTCCTGTGCCCTCCCACCAATACTTAGGGTCATCTAGGTAGCACCTGTTTCCAAACCACGTAGCGGGCAAAGGAATGAGGCTGCTGCCTGATTGGGAGACGCGGCGGGAGTGTGACCACCGGGCAACGGCTGAGGCGTATTCGGTGGTTCCCTCCAACACTCGTTCAAAGCCGTCTTGGGCGATGGCCTTTGTTATGGCGATCTTCCCCGCTTCGCCCCCCTGCCGGCGAGGATAGACGTTAAAGATGGAGTCCGCCCGCGCATCAATCGCCCCCCGCTTGCGCTCCTTCACCCCCTTGGCCCATTCCTGCCTAGCTACGGCCTTCCACTCATCGGGCAAAAGACGGCGGTTTAGGCGCTTCGCCTCCGCACACAAGGCTTCGTAAAGGCGGTCTATGGCGTCCATTAGCGGGCGTTCCGAATAGCAGAGGCTAGGGAGGAAAGACGGGATGGGGTAAGTTTGTTCTCGTAGGCTAGGGCCTTGAGCAAACCATGCGGGCGCTTACCCGGCCACAGGATGTATTCAAGGGCTACTAGCCAAGCCTTAGACCGGCGCGGCCCCTTCCTTATATAGTTTGGCGGGTAGGTCATTCTAGGCTCCAATGTTTAAGTTCGTGCTTCAGGCAAAGGTCTTCCATCGCGGCTTCTTCAGTCGATCCCCATCCTGTCGTCATGTCCCCGTTCTTACCGCACTCATCGCAAAGGAATTGGGCAATGTTGTCTTTCCCGGTGACGCCGGGCGCAAGGCCAGCGGCCCACGTGTCGTCATCCCCGAAGCGGTGCTCCTCGTCAAAGGACATAGTGACCACTCCATGCTCCCGCATCCATTTCAGCTTAGGGCTAGGCGACTCTGGAAGGTCTGCGAATAGCTCTGTGCTCACGCCCCACCCCCGATCATAGAAAGAATGGCGAGGGAGGCGGCGATAATCGCCCACCCCCACAAGGCCCCCGCCAACCTGTCCAAAGCCCTATCGTCCTTCCAAGACTTATAGTGCTTCTGAGATTTGAGGCAGAGGAAGCCCAGTCCTGTAAGGAGGGTGGCGAGGAGGGCGAAAAAGAGGGGGTGGTTCATGGGGTGGGCGGCTTGGGGTGCTGAACGAAGTTGCCCTTTAACCAGTTGGTGAGGGTTTCAAACGACTCAAAAACATGTCGGTTCGTGGTCGTGTCCATAAACGGCGCTCCCGCTTCGCTAACGATATAGCCGTTCTCTACTGATTCGATAATAACTCTGTCGCGTGTCATGGTTTGTATCCGTATTTGAGGTTAAACGCTTTCAGTTCGTCTCTTTCTATCTGTTCTCGCTTAAGGAGGTGGGCGTCCCACCAAGGGTCTGGTGAAGAAAGGGGGCGAGGCGCATTGACTGGCTTTCGCGTGGTCAGAGCATCCTGAATATCAGGGCAGCCCGCTAAGGACGCCCCACCCCCAAAGTATTCTATCGGGTCGAAGCGGTGCAGGGCCTCCCGTTGGTCTGCTAGGTGGCGCTGTTCATCGGTGTGCCGCTGGGCTTCTTCCATGCGTAGGCTCATGGCTAGAAAGGAACATCTTCGTCTAGGTTTTCCTGAGAGACGGTGGAAGCGGGGGCGGGTTGCTCCTGCGTGTGGCGGTCGCTCATTTCCTTGGATTGGTTGATGAGGGTGCGGAGCCATTCGGGGAGATTGGCCGGGAAACTTGGTTCTCCCCCGTCCATGTCCGACAGGGAGAACAGAAGCTTTTCGTTTTCCAGATTGGCCTTGGTCATTCCCTTGGGGAGAGCTGACACACTCGCCACATTGGCGTAGGTCTTCCCGCTGTTCTTGCCGCTACCCGGCTTGTGAACCACGGAAAGCATACAGTTTGCCCCGATCAGTTTGGTAATGTCGAAGCCGGAAAGCTCCTCCCGCGTGAACTGCTTTGCACGCCATGACTCCAGCACCTTGCGGAGATTCGCCTTGTCTCCAAGGGAGAGGGTGTAAACCGCCGAGATAGCACGGGGTTTATCAACGGTCTTGCTCGGGTCGTTCTTGTCCTTGAACTGGCCGCGTTCCTGCGGGAGTTCCCACAGGATGCAGACCTTACGGGCGTCCGCGAACTGCGGGTTGTTGGACATTTGCGTGCCGAGGTCCACGACGCCGTAACAAACGGCTTGGTGAGAACCTGCCGGAATGGGCTCGAAATCCGAGCCGCCTTTATCAGATGCAATGATGGGCATAACAGTTTTATGTTTGTGGTTTATTGTTTGGACTAAATTTCTTTCGGAGTTCCCCGATGCTCCCCGATGGCCCGCACCCTAGCCAGCTCATCCTGTATTTCCTTGGGGCTGGCCGTGGGGAGGGTAATGGGCTTCTTGCTGAAAGAGTGGAGCGCCCCGTCCATCATGGACTCGGCCCCCATCTGGAAGAGGTCCCGGGATAGGGGCGTGCTGAAGCGGTGGGTGGTTTCCATGTTAGGCTTGGGCGGTCTGGTTTTCGCGGGCGGTGATGGCATCGCGTTGGGGCTTCGTCTTGGCGTAGTCGGGAATCGCGTCCATGTGAACGTAACCGGGCTCGTGATAGCATGACGGCACCTTGACCTTGTGATAAGCCTCCCGAATCCACATCGGCGTGCTAGAGCAAAGGCGGAACTTGCTCACCAGTTTCGCATCCTTGAGGGACCAACAGCGGGCCACCCCAAGCGAGTTATTCCCGTTGTAGAAATTATTCCGGCACCCCCTGCAATGTTCAGTCGTATTCATGTTACTCCTTGCTGAGCTGTGCGGCGGCGCGGGCCTCTAGACGCTCGGCAAAAGCGATAGCCTGTTCGGCTTCCATCCGCAATGCTTTAGCCTTGGAAAGCGCGCCCTCTGTAATTTGCTTGGCCATCGCCTCCTTTAACGTGGTGGCAGAAGTGTAACCGCCGCCGTCTATATAGGCTTTCGCCTCAACCTCATACTCGCCGTTGGTTTGCTTGGTAACGGCAAACGAAACACTGACGTAACAAACCCCCATGTCGCTGGAAAGCTGTTTGCTCGCCTCTGTGAGGAAAGAAACAATTTCGGATTCAGTGATTTGGTGCGCAGCTTGACCGGCTGCGGGCGGGATGGAATTAGCTGATGTGCTCATATCTTTTCGTTATTCGTGTTTCGCCAGAAGCCTGATTGCCTCCGACACCCCGACCCAATCAGAGCGCGCCTCCCCTTTCAAGATTTAGTGCGTTAGAGCTGTTGGGTTATTTTGTAATGCTTGACGGGGAAAGGCGCATCAGTTTTGTTTCGCGCCGTTGAAGACAACTACAACAGGCACGAAGACACAAACCGTTTAACGCGGAGTGTTTCGCCGTTGTAGCTCAGTTGGTAGAGCGACTGTTTCGTAAACAGTTGGTCGCAGGTTCAAACCCTGCCAGCGGCCCCAATTTTACAAGCTTGCGTTCAAATGTAAAACGCCCCACCTTACCGATAACAGGCCAGAGCACTTCCCCTGAGAAGGAAGAAACGCAGCGCGCAGCAGCAGTAACCTTGATGGGCGGGGAGATGCCGACAAGCAAACCTCCCCGCCCTGACTATTTCAGAAGCGATCAGGCGACACCCAATTAGCCAACAGTCTAAGCCGCTTGGCGGTCCAGTAACGAAGGGAGGTCCAGATATGCTTTAGGTTCATGAGGTGGGGAGGTTTTTGAATACGACCGCGATTAGCCCAACGACAAAGGCGGAGATAAGCAGCCAGTTTATCCGCATGAGGGAGTCCCGCAATTCGATGAGGATTTCATTTGTGCGGGCCTGCTCAAAGGACATTCGGGCTTGCTCTGCAAACAGTCCCGGGGCCTCCCGCATGTTGTCGGGGTCGCCGTAAATTGCCTTATGATGCATGTTAACCCTCTCCTTTATGTCGTCGGACATTGTTAAGCCTTTTGTATGCCCTGAGGGCCTTCAGAATGTAATACGCTAGAAGGACTGCTTGCAAGGTGAACACCCCGGCCACGACCGGCCAGAAAGGCACCCACGCTATTCCAGACATGCAGGAAGGTATCATAGCACGCTAGGAGCTGCCCCACCGCCACCCACCCAAGGACGGTTTCATAATGGGAATAGATTATGTCCTTCCCCGTCGCTAGATCGTAAAAACACAGGGCATGGGCTGTCCACGCGATGAGCAACAACCCCACCTGCATAAAAGCCGTCCGGTTCGGTGAGAAGCGAAGGAGGGCGAGAATCGTAAGCGTCTCGACTAGGGCCGGGAACACCAGCTTCCACGGGGCGTTCATCCACCGGAGGGAGGCCATTAGGAAATGAGACCCCACCCCGGCAATTAGAAGCACCCGCAACGCCGTCCTGTCTCTTGGGCTTGAGAAGGCCCAGAGCAGAACGAGCGCGAGCAAGTAGCTTGTGAACCAGTCCATTTACTTTTTCTTGGGCTTCTTCGGCTTGGTGGGCTTGGCAATGCGGGATTCGTCTGACGGGCGCGGGGGCTTTTCGCTGTCTGAGGGCATGGTGGTTGTTGGGTTTAGGTTTCACTTCGCCTAAAGCATAAAGCTTCGGGCTGCGGGCTGAAGGTGAAAGAGCGCCTTTCCTAAGGTTGAGGCTTATCAGTTGGGACGGGTTCGTAAAGACCGCGATTATGGCCCAGCCAGAGGGCACCCCCACCAACGAGGGCAGCAATTCCTACGGCATAGAACCACGAAGGGAGGCCGGACACTTTCCACGCCATGAAGAACACAATGGAAGCGGCTCCGCAGCAAATAGCCGGAGTAGGATAGGCGCGGTAAACAAAGAAGCCGGCAGCCAAGGCCGCAATGATCGAAGCGTAAAGCAGGGGCCTCCCCTCCGCAGCGTCTATCTCATGCTTACGGACTGACGTATCGATTGTGCCGGTGGAGGCGTCCGTGCGGGATTCCGTCTTGTGGAACTCGGTAGGGCCGTTGGGCTGAATCTCGGTAACTTCCCGGGCGGGTTGGGCGGGGGCCTTCTCGGTGGCCGCCACGGCCTCATATTTGGTCACAGTGACCTTGGAGCCTTCGGGGAGGGGCACGGATACCCCCGCCTCCGATTTAGCCACCGTAGCGGGTTTACCGGCGTCTCTGACTCCTTGGACGGTCACGCCTTCGGCTTTGATTCGCCCCACCCCTAGCAAACTACAACCGCTAAGAGCTAGCGCAAGGCAGCCGACACCTGCGCTACAGAGGTAACGGGCTTTCTCTCGATAAACCGAATAACCCCAACGATTCCGGGGCCGTCCGACTCGTGAAGGACTTTTCGCTTGGGGGTCCAGCCGTCGTTTTTCCGGTTCGCCATGCCAGAGGTGAGAACCGCCCGCTTGTTCTGGGCCGTCATGGTGTGGGTCGCCCCTTTCCCGTCGCTCCCCCGAACAATCCAAAGCAGTTCTCCCACCTTTAATTCCATCCCATCCCTGTAGGGCTCGTAATGGAAATACTCGCCCCCATGAATTAGAGGCTTCATGCTCCCGGTGAACTGAAAGGGCTCCGTGTGCCGGCGAAGGCCCATCGATACAGACGCCCCACTCGGAACAAACACGGGCTGCCCCATGAGCCCCCCGGCTAACAGAAGGAATAGAATTAGTTTCATGGACTAAGGATAGCATGGGGCGGGCGTCCCGGGTATTACATTGGGAGGGCGTTTTTACCAAGCCGGAATGTAGCGGGTTGTCCCGTTATCGTTAATGGGAATCCACTTAGTTGGGTTGCCGGCCGTGGGAGCGTTTGTCAGCGTCCCAAGTTGAGCAGCCGCCCCGTTTGTGAATGCCTGATTGCTGGCGATCATCGTTGTGGAATTGGTCGTGATTAGGCCGGCATTGTTAACACTGAACTTGGAGGCGCTTCCAACCTGCGCATCAATGAGCAACTGCGCCCCGGAGCCCACCGCTGTCTGGGTGCGGTTGATGAGCAGGTCGGTGTTGGCGGCGGTGCCGGATAATTGATTATACGACGGCGTGACACTGATGAAGTTATTTGTCCCGCTAGCTGCTGAATCGGCGCTAGATTGAGTAAAGGAATAATAGCTCTTCCCCGCAAATGACGTGCCGGTGATCGTAGCCGCAAAGAAAGGCGCCGTAACGCGATTGAGTGTGATCTGAGAAATAGCTGAAGACGCGCCTGTCCCTATCAAACGCAGCGCCCTTGGAATTCCAGTTCCGGCAGAAATAGTTCTAAGTATTGCCACGTTGCCGCTGAATAACGTCTCCACTCTCTCATAGTTCGTCGTCTGGTCCACCGTGTTGTAGAGCTGGAGGCCGGCAGTAGCGGTCGATGGCATGGACATTCCAGTGTCCGTGCCCGTCAGGAATGTCTGCGCAGCACTGCCTGAAGTGGTGCCCTGAAGGCTTAGCGTCCGGCTCGCCCCTGTGCCCGCCGTGATGGTCAGGTTGCTGGCCCCGCCAGTCCAAGAGCCCACAAGCGCTGAGAGTGCGTTAGCTGCATTGGATTCAAGAATCATCGGCGCCCCGCCACCACTTGAACTGATTCTTCCGCCAACAGCCGTCAGGCGCGTGGTGGATGCGCCAAACCGGGAGTTCACCGTGAAGTCACCTGTTACCGTGGCCCCTTGGGTTGCGTCTAAAACTAGAGCGTTTGTGGCAACCGAGCCAGATGTGGTGGTTTGGAGGGTGAGCGTCCGGCTCGCCCCCGTGCCCGACAGTATGTTCATGTTGGATGCACCACCAACGATTGAACCCGAAAGGACCGCGAAGGTGGTTCCATCGAACGTGAACGCCTGCGAGGCCAGCGCGCCGCGCGCGAACACGTATTTGTTGGGCGCGTAGAAAACGGTTTGATTATTTCCTGCGGAGGCTAATCCGCCTGAATATGCGGAACCCGTCTGTGATATGTTAAAGAAGTCCCCGCCATCAGCGGAAATTTGCTGGAAACCTTTCAGGAAATTGGTTTGCCCGGTGCCGCTCGCGTAGAACGAGGTTCCGCCATCAACGGCGCGGGTGTTATTGACCAATTTTGAGATTAGCACGGACCCTGTTCCGCTCGGAGTAATAGAAATACTTTGATCGGACCCCCCCGCCGTAAACGCCAACGACCCCGCCCCCGTAATCCCAAACCCAGCCGGGACTGTCAGGGTGGGGGTGGAGTAGGTGAGGTCTGAGGCGATAACGGAGGTGGTCCCGTTCCCGAGGATTAGGCGAGTGGCCGTAAGGGTGCCCGAGGCCGTCACATCACCTGAGCCCGTGCCGATTCCGTTCGCGCTACGGAACAAAGCCGCCGTGACAGGGGACAGAATAACCCCGGTCGTAGAATTGACCGTTAAAGCGCCGCTAGTGGGTGTAGGAGGGGTGGCCATAAATTAAGCGGGTGCTGAACTTCCGGTCTGGTCCGGGTAGGCGTAGCAAGCCCCAGCCGCACCAGCCACGCCCATGTAATGAAACTTTCCGGTGGTTGAGTTGTAGGCAGCCGGCACCAAGTCCAAGAACGTCCCGATTAGTTTCCACACATACGCATTGGTTGATGCGTTGTAGTCGTAGGGCTGAATCCAGATTGGGTGAGAGGTGGCCTGCACCCCCGCCGTCAGCCGGTAGAACATCGACAAAAGGCCGGTGTGGGTGCCTTCCCCGTCAGTGACCGTAACGGAAAAGTTGAGAAGGACAACGGACCCCGAAGGCATCTGACCAGATGCTGTCGGCAATCCGCCCAACTTGGTAGAATCAACCACCGCAGAAACAAGGCCAGTGATAGAGGGGCGATTCTGAACGTAGGCAACAGACGGGAAAGGGGTGGGGTTAAGTGCCGGCACTTCAAAGTTGCTCGCCCTAATCGTAACGGGGGTTTGGTAGTAGGACGCTACATTCCCATCCGGGTCCAAAACCTCCGCCTGAAGGACAGTGGTATATTGGGTGAAGTTTCCGATAACCTCCCCTTGGCTGATTAAAAGGGAAATGGCCTCCGCTGTGTTTGTGGTGAGCGTTCCGGTCCACCCAGCCGCAGGGGTGACAATCGTTGTCCAAGTGTCCTGTGTGGTGATGGGCTGCTGACGAATCTGAATGGCCGACTGCTGGCAATGGGTTGAATCGCCCGCCTGAAGCGAAGTAATGCCAATATCACCTGATGGGATAAGGGAGATACCTGAAGCCGTCAGGGCCGTCTTGCTGCCAACCGTAACCCAAGAAACAAAGAAGTTGGGATAGGTGCCGTTTACCTTAACGCCGCCCTCATTGGTAACGGTCGTCAGGGCGTTCAGCGCCAGTTCAATAGCAGCCGCGTCAGACGCCACGCTAAGGGCATCTGTGGTCTGCCCGCAGGTCAGGGTATAGGAACCACGCTCAGGCCCCAGGTTAACGTCTCCTATCGTTACACGGAGGGTATAGGCGGGGTTTCCAGAGAATGATTCAACCGTGCCTTGGTTGTTGAAAACCCAGTTGTGCGCCCGGGTATCACCAATGACCAAAACCGGGAAGGCTTCCGGCACCCGATTGGTCAGCGACTTAACCCGGCTTCTGGCTATCTCGGAAAGAGATGTATCGATGTAATGTGTGATAGCCATGTCTTTAGTAAGGGCGTTTTGTCAAGGTGAGGTCAGTAGATTGTCAGGGTGCCGGAAGTCGTAAACGTGTGGATTGTATTGCCTCCAACATGGGTAATCGTTCCGCCCGTGCCACGAGCCGGTCCGGGATAGGAGATAATGCAAACGCCGTCGCCGCCGTCCCAGCCAGCGTTACCCGTGCTTCGCCCACCACCACCACCTCCCAATCCATCTGTGCCAGCCGAGCCGGAGTTTCCACCGTCGCCACCACCGCCAGTTCCACCCGTGCCGAACACAAGACCATTGCTGAACGAGCAGCCACCACCACCACCACCGTAATAAACCGGGGTTCCTGAAATATCGTATAGAATACCGGCGCCACCAAGGCCCGGGGCGCTGTTGCCAGTTGCGTTAAGTCCACTTGAACCCGCACCGCCGCCACCGCCAGCCGGGAATGGGGAACCAGTAAATGAGCCGTTTCCGCCACCGCTCCCGCCTTGGCTTCCCCCTCCGCCATTGGTTGTTCCGGCAGACCACGCACCACCGCCACCACCGCAACCGCCACTAAGGCCCGTTTGCTGGCCGTTGTTACCGGTATTACCACCGCCACCACCGCCGACTGCATTGAACGTAAAGGCTATGGTGTTTGTGCCGCTGGTTCCCTTGGTTCCCGATGTGCTCACAACGGAGCCGGCTCCGCCTGTTCCAACAACAATAGTGTGGGGTCCGGATTCTATCTCATAATCTTCAATGTAGAATCTACCGCCGCCACCACCGCCACCACAGGAACCACCACCGCCACCACCAATAAGAAGCATCTTGGCAAATAGGGGGCCAAAAATGTTTTGTCCGGGAGCCAGCTGAGAACTCAGCAGCGATGAGCCCGCAGACATTTGCATGGCGCCATAACCAATGCTCTGGCCGGTGTTGTTGTTTATCTGAAACCGAAGCCCGGCAAAAGCATTCAGAACTGAGTAAGCCCTTTTAAGGTCCCGCATCCGGGCAGGGTTCATCAGGTCCGGGATACTTTTGGGAAGGATTATTCTGGGCGTGTTCATTGAAGAACAATGGTCAAAATGCCCGCATCTCCGTTGATCTGGATTGTCCCCTTCCCAACCAGCGCTCCGCTTGAATCCCTAATCTCCGCCTTTAGCTGCATCAGGGCGTTAACCAAGTCTTCCGCCCGTTGCAGGTCTGCCTTCCTCTGTGGGGTGAGGAAGTCAGCAAGGTTTGCCGGTGGGATGATCTTTTGAATCATTAGACATCAACGAAGTCGTCGGGGTAGATTTGCAGGGAATCTACAATGTAGATTTGAGGGGCTTCGGGCCAAGGCTTGGGGCCGTTGCTTTGGTAGGTCTGGAACCCGCCACCCGCACCCACCGCGTTAAGCAGGGCCATAGAGTTCTGCTGAAGGCCGATCTCGGGCTGAATGTCTGCCGGGGTGGTGATGCCAGCGGTAACGCCGGGTAGGTAGAAGTCTCGTTTTACCCGCGTGCGAATCAGGGCTGTTCCGCCAGAGTATCCGGCACCATTTGACCCCGCAAACTCATACGCCAAAGACTGTCCTGAGGTGGGGACTCCAATGGTGTTTGCATCGATGACGGCCCAGCTTCCCGGCGCGGCCAAGCGATAAATCAGGAATGAATCGGCCCCATATATAAGGCGATTGGATGCGCTGAATCCGTGTCCCGTTACCGTGAATGTGTCCGTCAGGCAGTAAGTTTCCGTGGCAGGCTCCAATACCCCCCGATAGCTTGTGTTATTCGTGGTAACGGTAAGCCCGCTGCTGTTCATCGTAACCGGGGAAACCGCTGCGGTTTCAACGCTGCGGGTTAAGGTAAAGTTGCCCCCGTTTGTGTCCGTCAGGGGATTTGCCGTTCCGCCCGTGCAGGTGAATGATATTCCGTCGGCAACAACATCCGCCAAGGCGTTAAGGGTGCTTTGAATTGTGGCCGACGAGGCATTATAAGCTATGCCCGCCGAGGTGCTGGTCTTGTATGTGAGCGTAAAGGTTCCAGCCGTGGCATATCCCACAACCACCGCACTGACTGATTCCTTCACGAAAAACCCGCTGCTTCCGTAAAGGTATCCTGCGTAAATCTCGGGAGCTAGGTCTTGGGTGTAGTAGATCGAATCCGAGAACGCCCCGGCGGTTCCCAGTATGCCGGCATCAAGAACGGTGAAGGGCGTGTTTACCTGAATGGCGAAAGCAGACCCGGCCCCACTCGGGATTGTGGGAAGGGGGAGGTATTGGCTCCCCTCGTAAATGTATTGGGTTGACGGGATGCGGGCATATCTCCGCGAAAATGACGCCCGCTGAAGCTGGTCAATGCTAATGTCAGACTCGTAAGCCAGATAAGCAAAGGTATCGATGGACGGCAGCCAAGACGGCGAGCTGATTGACCGGGATACGGTCGTTGTAGAAATGTAAGGCCCAACCGAGGACGCCAGTTGAAGCTGTGCGCCCCACACATAGAAACCCTTGGTGATGTCGCCCGCGTAGCTGATCGTTGAAGCATCCGAGGCGCTTTGAATGAAGACCGCCCCGGACCCGGTTGCCACTGTGCATACAATGGAGCAGCGATAGGAGCCGTCCGGCATGGCGAGGATTGAGCCGGTGCCACCCGAAGCTGTGCCCACCGTTCCCGCGCTAATGTTGAAGAAGCAAGTGAAGTTGGATGCCCCATCGTTCACCTTGGCGTAAACGTAGTCCCGTCCAAGGCCACCAGCCACGAAGAAGGAGAACACATAATTTCCCGCAGTAAACGCATAGGTCTGGGTTACATAGTGCTCCGCGTTCGTAACCGTCTCTAGCACCTTGAACATATCCACAACGCCATTATCCGGATTGGCCCTCCCCGCTGCCGTAGGGGTTGCGTTGGTGGAGGTCCAAGTAGTGGTGAAGGTCTGCGACTGAAGGAGGTAATTCGTGTAAGTGGTCCGCGCCCCAATCAGGGGGGCATAACTCGCCGGCAGGATGCGGTAATTCAGCTCCGTGATTTTGGAGTAAGTATTCGGCGGGCTAACCTCGTTTAGCAGCGGCCAAATGGGTTTGTCGGCTCCTACCTGAAAGCCTGCGGTCCACTGACCGTCATTGTAGAATGTGGGTTGGGTGGGCATTAGCGATTAGTTCCGAATCCGTTTACCTGAAGCCGGGTGTTAAGTTCTGAAACGCCCTTGGATACTTCCGTAAGAACGTCCGTTTGACGGTTCTGAAGCTTAAGGGGGTCTCCAATGGTAGAGACTTGAGACGCAAAGATGCCCTGCCCCGCCGCGTCTTGATAGTTGGGGTTGAAAACGTAGTCGCTTATGTTGCTCTGCCGACCGCGAAGCGCCTGAATGCGGCTTTGCAGGGCCGGCAGTTCAAACTTGCCGATGCCGGCCCCGCTCATCTTGTAGGTATCAACCTGCTTCTGTAGCGCGTCAATTTCCTGCTGAATGTCCCGGGATGCGCTTTGAATAAGCATCTTCTCGTATTCCTGTTGCTTGGCCGGGTCGAAATACGTCTGGAATCCTCCAATAGCCTTAGCTACGCCAAGGTCCCCAGAAGCGGTCATCTTGCTTTTAGCAATTTCTGCTTCGGCCTTTGCCGTGTCCTTCACTAAGGAATTACGAATTGATTCTTGTTGGTTAAGATTTTTTTGTAATTCTACCTCTAACGCAACGGTGTTAACGCCAGCCGCTTTATCTAGACGAATTTGTCTTTGAAGAAGATTCTGTTCCTTGATCAACTGAACGAGTTTTTCCTCAGGTTTTAGAGCGTCAAATTTTAGCCTAGCAAGTTCGGCCTGAAGGTCTCTCAGGTTCTTAGCCTCCTCGTCTGCGGCCTTTCTGGTTTGATCGGCCATGTCTTCCTTCCATTTCTTTTCTTCCTCAAAGAATTTCATCCGCGCTTCCCACACAATTTCCTGCTGGCGAAGAGCCCGCTGTGCATAGTCCTCGTCCCTCTTTTCTGCCCTAGCCTTGGCTTCATCTCGCTTCTTCTCTTGTGCGTCAGCCGCCTTATCAGTGCTCTCCACCAGTTTCTTTAGGCGTTCTTCCTCAAGCTCAGAAAGCCCGACCCAAAGACGGGCAATCTTTTCCGCGATGGCCTGAAAGTTAATGCCAAGCGCAACCGCTAGCGCTCCGCCAAGCGAGCGAAGATTGCCAAACTTCTTCCCGAGTCCATCCAGAGCAGAGCCAAACCCACGCGTGAATTGCTCCCCAGCCTGAGTTGCCTTATTAAGCTCTCCGCGAAATTCAGAGGTATCAGCCCCCAGTTTAACTACAAGTGAATCGGCCATTAGTTGCGGGCGTTGATCGTTTCCAGAAACCGTTTGGTGCAACGGTTCTCGTCTGCATCGTAATACTTCGCTTCTTTCCCTAGCGCCCTGCGGTCAATGCATCGGGCGAGCTGGTAGAGCTGTTTAATAGGGGTGTGGCGAACCGGGGCCGGGAGCGGCCATTGCTTATACTCCCGCGAGAACATATCGACTAACTGGGCCTCCAAAGAAGCCGCCAGCGGTTCCGTAGGCTCCTCCGTCTCCACATGGGGAAGACCGTCCTTGAAGGTGGCGGCGATAATCTCGTGAATATCCAGACACGCCTTGTAGAAGTTGTGGATAACCACCTGATGCCGGTTTTTCCATGTGGAACCCTTGCGGAGCGCCTTCCTGATTCTCCACATTTGCAGCCACTTCCAACGAAGGGAGGCAATGGGGCTGTCGGGATTAAACTGGGGAGAGCAGAACCAAATGAAATTGCGAAGGTCCCCCTCGGTGGGAATCCGGTCCATAAAGTAGGCGCTTCCAGTCCCAACCAGAAGCGAGTGAATAGCCGGGGTGATCGGGGAAAGTTCAATCCCAAGGACCGTCTCGGGAACCATTGCCCATGCCTCCGCCCTCCGCTTGTGGGCTCCCGCCCTGATAAGCGCAATCTGGGCCTGATACTCCTCTATGCTGCGTGCTGGTTCCATTGAAAAGAAAACCCGCGCCGTTGAAGGGACGCGGGCTGGCAAGTGGTTTTTAGCGCCCCCCTTGTCTTAGTTTATGACTTCCGTGGCGTCGAACTGCCAAGACTTAAGACCTTCCGTGGTCTGGGGATTGGACATGTTCTGAATAATGTAATTGGTGTTGGTGGCGTTGCCCGCGTAGAGGGCGGCGGGGAACTTGGTCATCTGGGCAGGGGCGTTTGTGTTTGTGATACACATGACCGTGCCGCTGAACTTCTTGAAGTCGCGCACATGGGACGAGGCGAAGGGAAGCCCGTTCTGGTCATACTCAAAAGCCGAGCGAACCGGGGAATCCGGCTTCAGGTCCTTCAGGATGTAGTTAACGTTGGACGAGGTATTGCCAGAGTCCGGGATGGCGACGAGGACTGAGCCGCGAATCAGACCACCATCGGAATAAGTGTTGGGTTGGGATGCCATAGATTAGTTGGGTTGCCGCTTTAGAAAGCGCCCCTTGTCAACCAATCCGCCGACCCAAACGACTAAGCCAATTGATGCCGCACCCGGATATACCTAGGCTCACGGGGCTTGCCCGACTCAAAAAAACCCATGTGCTGAAAGGTAACTTGGGTTCCGATAGGGGTAAGTTTGCCCCGAATGTGGAACTCCACCCCGTTCTTTAGCCTGAGAAGAAGCGACTCCTTGCCCTCTTTGTGGCCGATAACAACCCCCTCCGCGTCCTGAGCCGGCTTGACCTTTCTCATGCCTGCGGACGGGCCTCCCTCATAAACGGACTGGGGATGCCTCAAAACAACCCCTTCCCCCCCACGGGCCATTACATCGCCAAGGAAGGCATCTAAATGCGCTTGGGATAGGCAGACCTCCTGCTTGATAACTTGGGCGTAAAGGCCAAAGGATGCAGCTTTTAGTGCCCTATACGTGTCCGTAAAGAAATCCGAACTAGAGGCAGCGTCTATGATCTTCAGGGAGAGCCCCCGCCAGTCATCGGAACGGAGACGCTTGGCCAATCCCTCAAAGGAGCCGTGACCACCCCAGATTTCGCAACGAAGGGCAACGTCCGGTAATTCAGCAGTGAACCAATCCGGGGCGTTTAATTCCACCCCTTCAATGGTCGTAAGTTTGCCGTTTTCCCAGCCAACCCCCCAGCCATCGAACTTTTCCGACATAAGCCAGCCCACGGGCGAAGCCTTTCCGGTCCATTCCTTGGCTAGCATGAAGTCCATGCCAGAAGCCAAATGCCCAAACGCGCTAGCGTCAACTCAACTACCCCATGCGGTAGGCAAAATGGAAAATAAACCCGCCCATGTAATCTCCATAACGTCTTGGTCAAAGTCCCAATCCGTGTAAGGGACGCACCCCTGAAGATTCAGGAACTTGACCGAATAATACGGCAGATTTTCAACCCCGAACGGCCCGCGAAGCGTGGTGTTCATGTCCCCCGGTGCGCAGTTCAGGTCGAACAGGGTCAAGATAAGGGCCGCGTCCTGTTGGTGTTGGCTAAGGATGGCCGGCACAAGCCCGCTAGGGCCGTCTGCGGGCCTTAATGTGCGGAGCCTGATAGTCAGGTTGAACTCGTATGCCGTGGCCACAATAGCGCCCGTATCGGGCCTCTGGCCCCACTCCACTGACCTGCTCAAAGCCGTTACAATCTCGCCAGAGGTGGGACCTTGTTGAAATTGGTCGCTTGGGATACTGAAATAGTCATCAAGCCGGTTGGTAATCAGGCATTGGCGCGCCCCCGTGCTGATGTTGTCAGCAAAGTTATGGATTTTGATTTCTAGGTCTGAAGGGGTGTTCATGCGGCGGAGAGATAAGCCCTCATCCAAGGATAAGACCGGCTGGCGGCCTGAATGCTTTTGAATGCACCGTTACCAAAGACGCGGCGATAAAGCCCAACTCGCCCCGCCAGCACCCCCGCAAGGGTCCGGTCTAGCCCCGCCTTGGCGTGATAGGGGAGCGAGTTAATCAGGGTCACAAAGTAGCGTCCAGCGTTCTTTTCCTCGGTTTCGGATGCGGTTCCGTTGATGTATCTTTGACCCTTAGACGACATGGCAAGACGCGCCTTGGCAATACCTGCAGGCGATATGCCTCCACCGGGAATCTTGGCTAAGTCCACACCCAATTTGTCGGCAATCTGAATAACCGATTGCCGCGCAAGTCCGGCGGATGATTTACCCAGTTCCGTGGCTTTTTTAATGGCATTTTCGGAATCAACCAACGCCCTTTCGATTGAAAGCCAATCTTCGTCTTTCCAATGAAAGTTTCTTGGTGAAAATCCAAACGTTTTGACGTTCATCACCCCGGCCTCACGCCAAGGTTTTCCACGCTTGCCTTGGGTCTTTACCCATAGACGGCCCGCAAGACCTCGCGTGCCGGTGTTGATCGTAATGGCCCCCGGAGCGGCGTCTCGGCCAGCTTTCGTATAACCCAAATCATGCAACGCCCGTTTTCTGGCGCGATATTCTACCTTATCCCGGGTTGCTACCTTCGTTCGCCCCGCCCACGTCTTCAGGATGGCCCCCGCCTCCCCTTTCGTGACTTGTTTTTCAGAGAACCCAGTCAACCGGGCAATGTCCTTCAGTCCCGCGCTTAGTTTGGCGGTTACTTCAGGGCCATTGATAACTTTCATCATGAGGTAGGCTGGTTGAGCTGGACCGTGATGGCATAATGGGCCGCCCCATATACCTCCACCTGCTTTCTGGTCCATTGGGTGGCGTTAAACAGGGATGGGGCCGTAATCGTAATGGCCCCCCGCTGGCCGGGCATCTGGGAAAACTGGCTACGGGTTGCCAGAATGACCATGACCGCCCTCCCCTGATAGCCGCCCGTCAGCATTTGGGTCGTTACCTCGGGATTGTTGATGGTCCCGTTATAGGTCCCGTCATCCATCTCAAAAACAACCTTAGTCCCGATGTCGGCCATGCCTTCATCCTGAATCTCGGTGAACATTTCATCCGATTCGCTCACTTCTTCTCCTCAAAGGTTGCCGGGTCTGGTGCCGCAAGAAGCCAAGCCTTGATTTGCTCCTCGCTGTAGCCGTATTTGTGGTAAAGAAGGTCAACAACATCGGTGTGACCCATGCGAATGAGCGGGAATACCGTCTTTCCGATGTGCCCAAGCTGAACCGAGCAATCCACATTGATGTCAAACCCTGCACGGCGGGCCAGATCGCAGAAATACCAGTCTTCAGAGCGGTAAGAGCGGTTACGCGAGCCAAACGGGAAGAAATCCCACCGGGTTTCCGTGTCCGGGTCCCCCTCATAGCAGAAATTATCGGGGTCTTCCTTTAGCATCATGTCCCGGACCTTCTCAAACACATCCCGGCGGATACAAAGGAAGCCAGTCCCGGCGCTTTTCACCTTCATCAGGTGTGTAACTGGGTCTTCGTCGGCAAGCTTACCCTCCAAACAGGGCTCAAGCTTGGCCGACTTCTTGAAATACACCCCCGCACACACGGGAAGGTTGTGGGCCACAATGCGGTCAAAGTGGACCGGCTCAAAAACGATGTCGGAATCAATGAAAAACAGGAAATCCGCCTTGGTCTGGGTAAGGAAACGCCACGCCTGATAATTGCGCTTACGCCCAATAGCGGCATCACCTACGCCCCAGTCCCGGATAATCAGGCTGTGACATTTCTCCATAGCCCCAACAAGGGAGTCCATGAAATGACACTCGGCCTTCCACTCGTAAGCGGAAGCCCCGACGTAAACAACGGGGCGGGGACGGTCCTTGAACGGGATAACAGCGGGAGAATCCCCCCGCGTCTGGGTCTCAGGCTCTACAATCAATGTGCTCATATGGGAAATTGGCGTGCCCGGCAGAGCGGCCCCAGTTACCCGGAGCCGCCTGCCATGTTGAGCACGTTGGAATGGCGGTGAATTAATCCGCCAAGGTTAAGGAACTTAGCTGGGGTTATACTGCTTCTGGCCAACGATACCGAGGCCTACGGGATAAACCGTGTTGACGCCCGAAACCGTCATGACCACGCGCATGTAACGGCGCACCGCACGGGTATCGAGGTCATAGACCTGATAGCTGTTGGCGTTCGTCACATTGGTGAACGTGGCACCGGAAACGGCGGCATAGCTGGAGTTATCGGCGGAATCGTAGATAGCCGCCTGAAGCTTGCTGTTAGCATCACCGGCAGTATTGGCACCAGCGTTCAGGATGACGCCGACCGCACCCTGATAGGGGGCGAGGTCGAAGTTAACCGTGTTGGTGTTGCCCGTGATGGTGGTCGAAGGAGTCAGGACGGAGAACGTCACCGAGCCCGGAAGATCATAATCTGCACTCATGTTGTTTTAGTTGGTTGAGGGTTGCAGGTTACTGGGCAGCGGAGTCCGTCGAGATACAGAAGGACTCAGGGTGACGGACTCCGAAGTCCGTCAGGATGCAAACGGTGATGGCCACCTGATTCTGGAGGGCCAGAGTGTAGGGGTCCACAACCACATCCATGCCGGCCCAATCCGCCATGATGGCCTGATTGAACGCGCCGAAGATAACCTGATTGGCCACGCTGAACGGAGCAGTCGCCGCAGTCGGGAACTGGTTCGTGACGTTCATCGGGTAGTTGTTCGCCTTGTTGTCCGGCGAGCACAGGAAGATCGGGAACGTAGAACCGAGCTGGGCGATTGTCTTCCACTTGTTGCGAACAGTGATGTTCGTCAGCCAGTTCATCGCGCCGATGTCGGCGTTGTCGCTCATGATCGCGGTCTCAAACTCAAGAACCTTCGCCAGAGTGGCGGTGGTTGAGAAAGTAACCGTGTTGATGTTGGGCGTGTTGATGATGCCGAGGGGCTGCGCGTTACCCGTGCCAGCGATGCCCGCGAGGTCCTTGGCGATAGCCAGAACCTTCATGAGGTCATCACGAACGAAAGCCTCGGGGTCGATTGACGACTGAGCGAGGAACTGCTTCGTGTAGGCCGTGCCGGCAGACAGGCGCTTGGGGGTAAGACCAAGCTGGGAAACGGTCTGCTGGGTGCGGGTGACGGTGCCAGCCTCATCCAGCCAGTAGCCGGTAGCGGCGGCGGTCTGCTTCGGAATGGCAATGTTGCCCTGAAGGCCCGTCATGTTGATGGTGCCAAGCTGATTCAGCAGGGTCTTGTTGCGGAGCAGTTCGATCAGCGAACCACCCAGAACATCGGTCTGCACAAACGCACCAGCACCCGTGAAGGCGGTGGCCTGAAGGGCGCGTTGACGGAAGCCCGGCGAGACGCGCATAAGCGCCTGCGTGGTTTCCTTGTCCGCAAACTGGGACATGTCATGCGGGACGGTAAAGCCGGCTGCCGGCTCCTCACGCTTGTAGAGCTTGGCAGCAGCCTTGGACGCCTCGCCTTCCAGACCGTCAACCGGTTTGTTGTTGGCAAGGCAGTTGATGGCGCGGAGCAGGCTGTAACGCTTCTGCTCCTTCTGGCTCATGCCGATGTCCGGACTGGACTGAATCGGCTTGGACTGAAGGACCTCCTCCATCACCATCTTACGGAAGGAGTCGAGGGTCATCTTGGACGTGATGGCGTTGTTCCGCTTTTCAGCAGGAACGTTATACTTGTCCGAGATTGCGAGAATCTCAGAGCAACGGGTGGCCTCAAGACCGGACGCCTGATTAACGGCGGCCTGAACGTCTGAGGGAGGGGTGGCGGCGGTGGCCGCAGCGGGTTCGCTCATGGTAATAATTGGTTTGTTGACTGGCTCGGTTGCTGACCGGCCCACGCCTACCGAGTTGTCGGCGGGGAGGCTGACGAGGCTCACTTCGTAGGGTTCCCAAGAGTCAACGCGGTAGGTCTCCCCCGCCTCGTCTTTCTCATCTAGAACCATACTTTTCACGCGATACCCCACGGATACCTTCCGAATGATACCGTCCTGAACGTCCTGAAAATACTGCATCGCCTCGGGGTTCTTGGAGAACCGGACTTGGGCTCGGGCTTTGCGGTCAATGCCGATAGAAACCTGTTCAATCACGCCAAGGACTTTCGCGGGGAGGTGGTTCCACAGAAGGGGAGCACCGTCCCGAAGCCGGCCCATGTCGCATGACTTCTCATCGCATTGAAGAATCTCTTTTCCGAAATACCGCTCAACAGGGGTTTCCGAGGCAAACGCCAGCTCACAAGTGCGCTTCTCCGCGTCGATAGCTTCTCTATTAAAGGTCAACTCACGGTGAAGGGTGCGCAAACGGGGGTCGTTAACGTCAATCTTCTTGGGCTCTTTGGCGACTGCTGGCATTTTAGTAATGGGTTTTGTCAACCTTCAGACTTTGCCTTGTTGGCTGGCTTGGCCTGTTTGGCTTCCGGTTCTTGGTCTAGTTCGTCCTTAACTTCGTCCGGGGACTCCGCGACGGACGGCATATCAACGTCATTCTCCTCAGCGAACTCGTCCTCCCGAGCCGTGTCCCGAATGATGTCTTCAAAGTCATCGGAGGTGTTTTCGGAAATAACCTTCGTGCGGCTCGTAAGCCGGTTATTGATCGCCAGCACGTCAGCCTGAACGTCCTTGAGCGGGTCAACCCACGGCCAGCGGCGGGGGCGGAACTCAGCCTGCTTGAACTTGGCCAGCTTGGAGAATGGCAGGGATGTGCCCGTGAAAGGGTTCTTGAGTGAACCATTCAGGAGGGAAATCTCCAGCCACTTGGCAAAGACGGGCTGCTGCCAGCGGGCAATAAACCAGCTCTGTTGCGCCTTGTAGCCTTCCCGGTCATCCAAGACGCCGGCCCGAATGCTTGAGTAGTTCACGTTCTCAAGATCGTTCGCCAGCGTGTTGTAGTTCATGTTCACGCCAGCACCAATGCGGCGCACCCGTGACTTGATGAAGTCGGCGTAATAGGCGTCAGGGTATTTCGGGTCGAAGGACTGGAACTCCATGCCATAGGGCAGTTGCTCCATAGCACCCGGCTCCGCATCGGTAATGAGGTTTCCCGCTTGGTCTTTGCTGCCGTCATAGGGGTTTCCGTCCGCTGCCTTCTGGACAAAGAAACCCATCTTGGCCGCACCCGTGCGAGCCGCGACAATCGCCGCCTCATCGAAGCCATCCAGCATCTTCAGGTCCCGCATGATCGGAACCAGCCAAGACACATCCCGGATTTGCGTAATACGCTTACGCTTGAAAAGATGAATGTAGTTATCAACGGGGTGGCGCTCGGAGTAATAGCCTTCCGTGTTCCACCACATTTGGTCACCGGGGTATTCCTTTAGCAGCCAGTAGCCCACGGCTTTCTGGTAATAGTTCACCTCAACGCCCATGCGAATCTGGGACTGTGGCTCCACCTCGTTGCCGGCCACCATCGTATTCTTGTAGTCGTCAATGATGTCGCCCTCAAACAACTGAAGCCCAAAGCCGAAATCATTCATTGACGGGTCAATGATGAACTTGGTCAGGGTGTCGCCGTCGCGGGCCGTGTTGCGGAGTATGAGACGCCCGCCCTCGTTCAAACTCATGTCGTTTGTGACGAAGGGATTTTTGCACCATTCTTTCCATGCGGTTTCGATTATGCGGATTGCCGCGTCATCCAACTTGAAGACCGGCTTCCCGTCCTTGCCGCGCATCAGGTCGCCCGCCTTGCTTTGTAGGGTAATGCCGTGATGATCGAAGACGTTGTTAACAAGGGATTCTAGGTAACGATTAATGTAGGGTTCGTTCCGCTCCAGCTCCCGCGCACGCCCGCGTAGAACGCGCATACGGGTCCGCATCTCGGCGTCTCCCGTAGTCAGAGGGGAGGCCCAGTCGAGCGTGAGCCGATCCCAGTTGGCCGCGTCAAAGCCCCGCTTGTTCAAGTTGGGCATCTGGCGTTGCGGGGAACGCTGGCCACCCGAGGCGAACCCCTTGGCCGCGCCCTTAAGACGTGAGAGGAAGGAGGGCATTTATTGAACGGGCGGGACGCCCTCTTGATACCAGTTCGCCTGATTGTTCATCGGGGGGAATTGAACTAGGATGTTCTTTTTCCCACCCAGACCGGCAGCAAAAAGAATGGCGTCCTGTTCGCTCTGAACTTCCTCCCGCATCCGGTTGCGGAGGGCCGTTAGTTTAGTCAGGTCCTGAATGGAATAAGACTGGCCGTTGACGGAGGCCGAGGAAACCTTACGGGAAGCCAACGCCAGCAAAGCAGTCTCGACAGCCGCAAGAGTTGCTTGGGCAAACGTCAGATTGGACGCCGCTCCCTCGACAAACGCCGCAGGGTTCGGTTTGATCGTAACCTTGGGGAACCACGTCTCCACGGAGAAGCGGTCAGTCCCATCAGAGACGTAAGCCTGAATCGAATAGAGGCCCGGCTTCCAGTCCGCCGTTACCGTGTCGGCCACCTCAACAACGTAGTTAGCTGTTTGGAACGTGGCCGCCGTCAGTTTGATCGTAGTCGGGCCACGCAAAACATAGTTGAGGGTCCAACCCTCAGAAGCGGGAAAGTCGCTTACAACCCTATACCAGATAACGGTATCACCCGCAGTAATCTGTTGCGGTTCTTTGTAGCTGGGTTGGGATGACATCGGCTTTAGAAAGCCGTTTTTGTCAACCTTCAGCCACTAATAGCTTTGGGTAACTCCGGGTCTGCGGAAAGGATGGCCGCGAGGCGTTCGGCGGATTGGGCGGAGCACACGTCTCCAGTCTTAAGGTCCTTGGCCATCCAACTCTGTCCCTTACGGACAATGCCGCGCCCCTCCCGCACACTCAGCCACTTCAGGAATGTTTCAGCGGGGGTCATTCTCAGGGGCTGGGAACCTAGCTGCCTTGGACTTGGTTACAATCTCAATCACGAACTCAGCCGCATCCCGATTTCCTTGGCTGACCGCATCAAGAAGTTCATCGCTTAAACTAAAGTCCACAAAACACCGGGGCCTTTCTTCCACGGGCTCCGGTTCAATGACGCGGAACGAGTGGACACAGCCAGCGCCTCCCATGAGATAAACCTCATGATTCGGATAAAGCCCACGCAGGGACGTAAGCCATGCCATCTTCATTTGCCGTCCTTTGGTTTGGCGATTATCAATTCGCCATCCCTACAGAAGTCCAGCCACATGCGGTTTACTTCCGCCTGCCACTTCGCTCTCAGTGGTTCCAAGTAAACACGCCGATATTCATCATCCTCTCTCATGATTTGTTCTGAGAGCGTGATCGGCCTAATTGGCTTAATCTCGTTCATTCACCACCCCTTAGTCCACCCCCCGGGGCGGGCGCGTCTCGGTATGAAAGGCCGTGGGGGTTGTCTTTGGTGTGGGAGGATTGAAGCAGGCTCGGAAGCGGATGCGGGCTCCCCTTGTCCCACATCACCAGCATCGGCCTCCCGTCCTCCGTATGGTGAATCAGGGATTCCTTCCCCATCATCTTTGCTAGGCTTGTCCCCAATTCCTCCCATGCCTCTCTGTTCTTCGTTTCTTTTCCTTGGGTTGTCGTGCTCATATTTATCTACGGTCTCCTTTAGTTTATGCCAGAGGATTCTGCCCAGTGAATGCAGGGCTGCAAACGAATAAACGCGCAAATCTATGGCTTCGTTGCGCACCCCGTTATGGTCCTTTGTGAAGATTTGGTAGGGCTTACCAAAGCTGAAGCGAGTCACCATCTGCTCTGCCGTCAGTTGCTTGTAGTAGTCGTCAGAGAAACCAAAGTCCCGCACCTGTCCATCGCTCTTGATTGGGGCAGGAAAGTGAATGGTGCGGGGGCCGCCCGGCATCATCACCAGACGGTTGTAAATGGCATACTTGGCCGCTGTCACGCCCACCGGCCAGAACGGCACCCGCGCCCGATTGTTCCGGCTAGGCTTGGACGGGATAAGCGGCGGGACGCTCGTCCCCACCTTGTTTATGCCCTTACACGCGAACACTCCACGGAACGCCCTCGGCCCGGTGAAGGCTAGAACCCGGTCCATCGCGTAACCCATATCGATAAGCGCCCGCTCAATCTTCATGGTCATCCCGGTGGCGTGCTTGAACTCCGTCAGCAATAACTGGTCTAGGTCTTTCCACACCTGATCTTTCCTCGGGTCGCCATACAGGACTTTGACTTGGATAGACCAGCACTCCTCATCCTCACCCCACCCGTCAACCGAAACCTCTATGCGGTCCTTCTGAACGTCTGCCGAGGCCGTCAGGATAAGCACCCCACGGGGCAACATATCCAGCGGGTCATACTCCTCCGCGTGTTCCTTGATGCCGTCCGAGGTAATGGCCGTGTTGGGCTCCTCATAGCACTCCGCAAGCACCGTGTTGATGACGGTCTTCAGGGCTTCCGGCCCCGAGTCCTTCGCTTCTAGGAACTCACTGGCAATCTGGTGGAGCCGGTTTTTAAACCCCTTCTTAGCCGGCATGAGGCTGGCCAACTGGTTGAGCCAGTAACCCCTGATACCGTTAAAGGGCTTGGTCGCAATCCACCGCCCCCCCGAAATCATCGCCTTCCTTTCCTCATCGTTGTGCTCAGCCTGACACTCAGGGCAAACAATCCGCGCCGTTTCTGGCCGGCTGTTGTCCATCTTCACATCCTTCCACATCAGGACAAACTCATGGGAGCACGCCTTGCACTTACAATGCCACTTCCGAAAGTCCGATTTCTCCAACCAATCCCATACCCGAGACTGTCCTTTGATCGTTGGGGATGAGCTGACGACCTGAACGCTCTCCCGGTAGTTGTCTGCACGCTTGAACGCCAAAAGGATAGGGTCTCCCTCAACGCTGTTTTCCATCGCGTCAACTTCTTCGCAGATGACCCGGGGGCTTTGAATCTGACGGAAGGCTGAGGGGCTGTTGGACCCGATGACTGCGCACCGCCCACCCGGGAAGCCAATGGAAAACATTGTATTATCCCCGTCCCTGCTCCGCGCCGGTTTCACCTTTCCGCGAAAGCACCGGCTGCTCTCAATCATCGGATTAAAGAACTCCTTCTTCCACTTCTTAGCGGAATCCACCGTGGGGTAAACCCACAGGATGTGGCACGGGTCATGATCTATCGTATAGCCCGTCAGGTTCATTTCGCTTTCTGTCTTTCCCACACGGGAGGCCATACACAGAACCGTCGTCTGCACCTCCGGGTCAAAGAACGACTCCTGCGGTTCCTGCATGAATGGAGTGTGCTTAATCCGGTAAGGACCGGATTTCGCTGTAACCCCCGGAGGCAGCGTCCGCTTCTCCTCCGCCCACTTCCAAACATGCTTCTTTTCCGGGATGCGAAGGAACCGTTCCGCAATCCGCTTACTGAGCTTCAGGAGCATCATCCGGTTCGTCCTCCTTGAAGTATTCTTCCGGGTCGATGTCCCGCACCGCCGCTAGTATGTTCTGCTTCTGCTCTTGGCTAATCTCTTGGTCCCTCACCGCGTCCCTAATGCCAATAGCCCAAGCAGTCCACACTTTTTCCACCTGAGCCATAGGAGCCTGTTCCCTGCGGGTCTGGGCGTTCTCCAGTTCAACCTTGTCGGCCTGCTCTCGGGTAAGGCGCGTGCGCTCCGCCTTGGCGTCGGTGTATAACGCCTTAAGGATTTGCTGCGTGGTGTAATAACCCTCCGCATCAGGGGCCTCTCCCTGCTGGGTCAGCCTCGCCTTGAGCGTGTCCCGATGAACGTCAAACTCGGTTTGAGCAAAGTTGAGAGACCATTGGATAGGGCCGGTTGGCTTCATGCTGCGTGTCTCGCCCTCGTTCCCATCCCGGCTCCATATAGCGCAAGCGCCAATATGATCTTATCATCAACCACGGATGGCGTTTGATAAGACTGAGATACGCTATTCTTTCGTCCCGCTACGCGAAGCTTTATAAACCAATCAAAGTCAGCCGTTTTTGTCGTCATTATGTCTCTAGTTTGCTAAGTGCTGTATGCCGCTAATTTGTGAAACTTCTGTCCCTAGAAAAGAGCCTCGCTCAATGTTCCC